TATGGAGGCTGAGCGTGGTGTGCTTTCGCACACAGCCAGCACAGTGGGCACGTACTCGGGAAGCCCCGTCGTTATGATGCAGGCGGGAGCTCACAAGCTCGTGGGAATGCATATTTCTGGTGGTAAAGACGTGAATTACGCCATCAGCGCAGGAGGAGTGCGCCGCATGCTGAACACGATCGGATTTGGGCCGAAGGCCAAAGTCGGACTTGTGTGGCAAGCACTGACCCCATTTAATGACGAGTCGCGCGAAGAGCGCAGGAAACAGATGGATGTCGATTACTCGTTTTGGGATGAGGAGCGACGCGCTCAAGATGATGCCGAGAGGGAGCTCATGGCTGAGATCGTTGACTGGCATGAAGCCACGGTCCACGGCCATGGACATTTGGAGAGGACAGGCCGCCGCCAGCAGCGCACCGAGTGCTGGGCAGATATGGTGGACGAGTCCCCCGAAGAGCTGACCGAAGAAGAAGCAGAATCAGCCGAGCGAATGTACAGCCGCTTATCGAAGATGAAGCGCGACAACGCGAAAGGCGTGTGCGGCGGTTGGATTGACAAGTCTTATGTTTCTGCTTATTGTTTCTACGGGAAAGCGAAGGCGAACAAAGCATTGACGCTTTTGTCACGTGCTGGCAGAATTCAGCTCGTAGCTTACAAGAGCAAGTCTTGGATCATCATGGAAGAGCAGTTGGACCAGCTGCCGCTGGGCTATCAAGAGGAACAGCCGCCAAGCGGCCCTCAAGAACAGCAGCAGGAGCAACAAGAGGCGGAACCGGCCGAAGGCGTCAGACAACAGGAGGTTGAGGCGCCGTTCACGGAATCGCCCGGGGATGAGGTCACATCTGCTGAACGCGTGCGTTTGCAGGCATCCCGGCTGGAACCTCCGTCGACAAGGCTGGTGCGCACAGACACCGATGCCAGGAGGATCTGGCAGGGCCTCGGTCAAACAGAGGATCATGGGCGCGGCGTTGGCTTTTGGCACGATGACCAGTCGTTGTCGAAGCCTGGCGGCCTTATCCACAATCTTGGACCGCCACGTGTGGCTTCGAAATTTGAGCATCCTCCGCGCTCATTTCCCTTCTCCGACGGATGTGTTAACTTTGAAGGCAGAGGCAAATGGTGGGCTGATCGTCGATCCCAGTGTAGGAAGCCCATTGAAGCTCGAGAAGTGACACCCGAAATCAGCGCCAACATGGATGATTGGATGATTAGTTCTGATTATTCCAAGCTTCATAAGCTGAAGGGGGTGGGAGCCCAGACGCTGTTGCAGCTGCCTCAAGTGCAGGAGTACAAGCAGATTATGGCAGCTGGCAACAAGCGTTTCTGGAAGAACAACAAGAAGCAGCGCGCATCAAACATAGCGTATAACGC